CCAGGTATAATAAGTTACCCCCGCAACACCCTGATCACCTTTAAACTTGCTCCAGGCGTAATCCGTTTTAACCGTACTTTCTGCCGCAACAGCTTGATTCGGAGATATCCCGATATACAGCGTATCCGCCGTGGGAGTATCATACAGACCGGTACCGTCGGCATTATCAGAATACTTTATCCATGTATAAACCGGGGCGCCTTGTTGGCCGGTATCCCCCTGAACCCCGGTATCGCCCTTGTCACCTTTTATCAGGCTCCACGTATAATCGGAAGAGACATTGCTTTCAGTGGCAACCGTCTTGTTGTAGGCAAAACCGATGTATGTGGCGCCAGAAGGAGAATCGGAAAACCCTGTCGAGCCGTCTGCAGCCGTGGCGTATTTGATCCAGGTATAATTCTGTGAGGTCTCCAGCGTATTGACATTCTGATAGGTATTATCAGCTTTCTTAAAAATCACCTCACCCTGGAAAACAAAATCCGTCCCGTCGTAGGTAAAATGCGTATTCGCGTCTTTGTTGAACTGAAACGTCCCGTCAGGTTTTATCTGCCAGCCGGAAACCCCTGAGACATAATTGCCGCTTTTAACCAGACCGCCAGCAATCAGTTGCAGCGCAACGGAAATATTTCCCGCTGTGATCTTATCCGCCGCCAGATTACATATCATGGCATTGGTTATCGTCGCCTTATTAATGTATGCCGTATTCATAAATACCGCATAGTCACCGGTAAACGGACCTGCTGTTGGATCACCTGCCACCGGAGTACGAGCAACGATGAACGGATATGTCCCAACCGTCGGCTCACCCTCCTCAAAACCACGGATGGCGAAGTTCTGCGCCGGGATCACAATATCTTTTGTGCCGAAGATCTCCGTCGGGGTCATAGCATCGAACGTTTTTGACAGCAGATCGATCATGTACGCCGGATCGTTGGCAGTACGCCCTTCCGTTCCTGCCGTAGCATTCAACGGACCTTCTATGCCATAGACGCTGACGCCCCTAATCCAATACCAATAACTTTTACTCAGCGCCACAAACTCCGGAACATCCAGATACATATTTGAATACGAATGGCCGACTACCACCGCAGCGCTGAAATCATCAGACTCCGCCCGGTAGATAGCCACATATTTCATATTCCTGTAACTTGGCGCATCCCAAACGAGCATGATCGACCGGAAAGCGCCGGTGACAACCAGGTTTTTCAGCTGGGGCGGAGTAATGCCATCATCGCCCCCCGGTGAAGGATCTATGTTCGGGATGTTCGGGAAATCCTCAACCACGACGGCAGCAATATCGTTTCTGGTTACCATCCCGCCACCAGCCGCAATCTTGTTGGAAAAATCTTTCAACGCGTTCACCAGCCGTGCGATATAGAGCCCCTCGGAATTCGGCGGAGTAGGGATATTCAGCGTCGGTGTCGCACTCATTGCCCCAACTCCAACAGACAGCTCGCCAGCAGCAGCGGCGGCACAATCTCCACACTGCTTGTCACCTCAATCTCATACGTAGACTCCGCCGTATACCCTCCCGGCAGGTTCACCGGCTCCTCACTGGTTATCGTCGCCACATACGCCGCTCCGTTGTGCTTGATCTGCACCCCATCAGCAAAAACCTTAACCGTCGGAGCCGGAGAATACGAACCGGCAAACAGTTGCAGCACTCCCATGGTATCAGGAGCAACCAGTCGCTCCGGTCGGGACTTCCACACCATCTGCTTCTTTGTCGCTCCGGCGTTCCATGAGACAATAGCGCCGGCCACCGCCAGATACAGCGTCCCCGTTGTCTGATCATAAAACCGCGCCGTAGCCGCAATATCCGTGGTCGAATAATCTCCAGTAGCCGCATCAAATATAAACGCGCCGGTCGAACCAAAACCGATATACGACGAACCATACTGCGCGCCCATCAGACCAACCCCATTGGCCGCACCAATTGACGCCAGCAGCGCCAGCCAATCAGCCGGTTTCAGGATATTCTCCGTAACCAGAACAACCGAACCGGTTGACGCCAGCCACAACCCAGACGGACCCGCCCAGGCGCACGAATAACCCAGATCAACAAAACTGCGCTTACTCAAACACGCCTCACCCCGCTCCAGCTTCTCCGGCGGGCTCAACGAATCAGGAGAGCCGCCCGTCACCACATACGGCATCCCGGTTGTCACTACAAGCACGCTATTACCGAATATTCCCAGTGCAACAATAGGGTTTTCGACACACATCTGATACGCCGCCGGCCATGCATGCGGTTGATACGCTACCGAAAAGCAGAGAACATTATCGTAAAACCCGACCAGAAACCCGCCGGGGTGCGAAACAATCCCTTTTAACCCGACATTCGGCGCAATCCACGTCTCAGACGGGCATACCTCGGCAAGATCCGAGGCCAGTCTGGTATCTGCGTAGGACGTCGCGTTAATCTGCAACACGGCGACCAATTGCCAGACCGATGTACTAGATCCGGTATTCGAACGATAGAGAATTTTTTGGGTAATGTTATAGCCAGTTGGAGCTCCGGTACCAATACTGGTTACCGTTACCGTACCAATACCATCATCGACGGACACGATATCGGAGGCATCCGACAGTGGTCCCTCCTCACCAAAATACGAGCGGTAACAATATGCGTAGCGTCTCGCCAGCGCATTCGCTGTTGGAGTACCGCCGCTGTACGATGCATGCGGAGTTGCAGCAGGTTTCGGAATACCGAGCGGCCACCCCCCTTGCGGCATCGCCGTACCACCCGTGAGGATCTTGGTGTTATCTCCCATCTTCGGACCGGCCACACCGGACGCATCTCCGGTCCAGTAGAGGCGGTCAAAGGCATCCGCCGCCACTGAACTCCGGCAGACATCAACATCCTGGGCGCTGTTCCAGTTGAGCCAATATGCGCCATATTTGAACAGCGACGAAATAGTCCCGCTCCGCAGCGCCGCATTCCCGGCAGCCACAATCGAGAGCGGCACCGCCAGCGGCTTGAGCGATCCTGAACCAAACACGCAGTTCGTCGCCGTTTGAGCCGCACCGGGCGGCAGCATGCGCGGGGTAACCTTTGGCGCCATCCCTTTGAATTGATCAATCTTCATGGCTTATTGCCCCTGAGAAACACTGGTCGAAAGCCCGTCACTCGGCGCAAAGAACTTGTCAGACTGAATCTTTTGACCAAGAGACGTAGCAGCAGCCGCATAATGCGCCTGTGCCCGCTGCATGTTCCCGATGATTTTAGAATCTTTGGACAATGCCCGAGCCAGCATCAGATCGATCATATTGTTCTCATGCAAATCCGATAACGAAAGCATTTGACCGCTGGTAAAACTCAGACCGTTAACCGCCTTCGTCACCGGGGTAGGAGCGATAGACACCAGCGCTTCGACCGTACCGGTACCGGTGGCCGGTTGTGGTGGATAGTTGTAAAACGTCAGCGGATCACGCTCATCAAAACAAAACCGCCGCACCTCCGCCGAGGCGGTTGATGAATGCCAGTTCGGCATCGTGGTATCCAGGATCTTCCGGTCGCAATTAGTAACCGCCCGGGTATATGTGCCGGTATTCCGGATCACATCCAGCAGGCGCACCCCGGTTTTGGCAACGCCACCAACCGTTATTGACGCCGCTGACTGTTTTGTCCCGGCAACTAGGGCGATACTCCCATTGGCCGTCAACGAATCCGGCTTGAGATTGACAACCTCTCTCTGCGCGGCGTTAAACCACATCACCAGCTCATCCACCGTACACCTGATATTGTCATCATCATTGAGTATCTTGGCCACTTTCTGAGCCAGTTCCCACGCATCTATTGCCATGATTATACTCCTTGCCTACAGTCCGTTTATTGAATCAGCCAACACCTGTTCATCATCACCATCAGACCCGCTCAACATCTGATCAACCTGCAACTGAATCACCGGTACATACGTCTTGGCATTCATCGCCGCCAGCCCGCCCGAGAGAACCGCAACCACGCCATCGATATACACCTGATCAAAATCACCATTAAACGGCAGATCGTCATACATCGCCGCCGGAACATCCAGCCGCAGCCGTGCCAGCATCTTGATCGTAATAGCGGCATTAGTCGGTGGAAACACCTGGATCAACTTGCCGACAATCCGATAGAAGCTCGGTACCGCCGCCGTCTCCAGCGCCGACGTATCATTTGACGTCAGCATATTAAGAAACGCCCCACCGACAATTTGCGGACGCCGCGACAACGACATAAACTCATCCGGCAGATAGCCGATATCCTCACCGGTAGCGATATCAACCGTAATCTCCTGCACCAGCGCATCACTGCGCACCTGAACCAGCCGGTTGATAATCGTCGTATGCGTCAGCCGGACCGCCTCGACAAAACTACACGCCGGATTCATCCCCGGCATGGATGGCTCAACAATATCCAGCAACTCCTGCAGCGTCATGCGCGCCTCCACTTGTTATAAACCTTCTCCACCGCCGTATAGATCTCCAGCGCACTAATGTTCTGCGCACACAACGCCGCCCCGGTCTCAGGGACAATCGAACAATACTCAGAACTGTAATGCAGCCGATGACACGGATAACACGAGCACGCGTCCGGCGTCAGCGCCTGAATCATACTCCAATGTTTTGACAGATTATTGGCCGAGGAATGCGACAGCAACAGCACCTTACTCACCGACTCCTCAAAGCCCACCGCATTCAGCACCCCGGTCTCCGGACCAACCACCAGATTCGCCAGACCGGCCAGCGTCAACGTCTGCCTGATCGTCAATTCATCTGACAAACAGACAACACGCGGCTCCTCTTCCCATCCTTGTTCCAGAATCTTGCAAGCAAAATCCCCCACCAGTAAAATCTGCGCCTCCGGCATCTCCATCAAGATCCGGGCAATAACCGGATCCATATGCGGCGTAAACTTGTGCTGTGACGAACCGGACAGCGCCCAGACGATATTGAACGAGGGACTGGTATGCTTCGTCAGCAGCGTCAGCGCCTCAATCTTCTCTTCATCAGTCGGGTAGAACAGGCGACACGGCTTAAACGGTACCCCCGCAAGCTCCGCCGTCCATTCGTGATAATTGGTATTCATCCGCTTCTTGCGTACCTCAAACGGCCAGGAATGATTCGGCCGCCCCGGCAGTGCCAGCAGATGCCCCTCAATCGATTCAGAGAGATTGATAAACGTATCAAAGCGTCCGGCCTGCACCTTCCAGAACTCAAACAGCTCATGATTCGGCACCTGATCATTATCCACAATGTACCAATCATCAACATTCGGATCGTGTTTGATGATATCCTGCCCTTTCGGCGTGGTCATCACGGTAACGTGATAGCCCATCTCCTTCAGGCGAGGGAACAGCAGCGCCGTCTGGATCATGTCACCGAAACCACCGAAACGGCAGATGCAGGCGGTTTTCAACATCTTATCAGGCGGGAACGGTTGCGAGATTTTATGTGCTACATCGGGATATAGGTTCTTGCGGTACACCTCATAAATCCCGTACTCATTGCCTTCACCGCGCTCTTCCGATTCCAGCAATGTCCAGCAATACGGCAGACTCATCAACAGATCGTGTATATTTCCCGGATAAATATCATGCTTATGATCCGGATTCGCCCCCGGCTCCCCACACTTCGGATAGAGATTAGCAGACGGCACATACAGACAGAGAAACCCGCCCGGCTTAATCACCCGCGCCCACTCATTCAGCGCCGCCTGCATATCCTCCATGTGCTCCAGAACGTGCGACGAAAAGACGGCATCAAAGGATTCATCAGCAAACAGTGAAAGGCTGGCGGCATCACCAACAACATCAGCCGCCCCCTTCCCAAAATGGTGCCCGGAATCATAGCCGATGAAATGCGGAAACGCCTTCTCTTGCCCGCATCCTATTTCAAGAACCCGCCCGCGAGTATATTTCGGCAGAAGGTATTTAATTTTCCGTGACTCAAAACCGTTTGACGTTTCCAGGCTCCAGGTCATTACTTGCCCTTCTTCCCGGCGTTGCCGCCAGTCTGCAGATCCAGCTGCAGATCAACATCACTCGTACCGACCGCATCACCCGCAGCCACAGCATCCAACGGCAGCAAGGCAGTCAAACGGTCAACCTCTGCCTGGAGACGGTCAGCAATAACCCTGGTCGTATCCATCTGCCCGACAGCCTCTTCATACGCCGCATCCTTGTCATCAAGCGCTGCCTGCAGCCGACGGACCTCATCAGTCAGGCGGCCAATCTCACGAAGTAAGCCACCATCATCAGAACTTGCCACCACAGCCACAGCATCGGGGATCACCACCTCCTCAAAGCCGGGCAATTCATTACCCTGGGGGTCAAACTGAACGCCATGCTGCTCATACCGGGCCGTGTTTGAACCGTAAATCTCACCAAACGGTTGCGATCTATCCAATTTTCGCATCAGCACTTACCTCCCGGCATGCAACCCGTATCACTCTTGGTGTTGCCTGTAATCGAACCACCGGACGAATAACCGCTATTAAGCGCATCACCAGCGCCATACGTATCAGTCACACCGGTCTTGTTCCCCGCATCCTTCAAATCCCGCCCTGCCACCGAACCATTCGGCATATTGCTCGTATCAATCGCCATCACATCCTCCAGTTTTTAAAATAGCGCGGGAGGAGGTAAATCACCTCTCCCGCGCAGAACCCACTAACAACGCCGACTACCCCTGACTATCCCACTTGACCACACGCTCATCAGCCGCCGTCAAACGGTTCTTGGCGAATCCACCGAGGTAATACCAGGCAACACCCATATTCCGGCCGTAATCACCGGGGATCTTGCCGCGAATCTCTTCTGGTACCGCCACACCCTCAGAAACCGCATCCTCACCAAAGAAGTAAATCCACCCGGACTTACCGCCCGCCCAGGTGCCCTTGGCAACGTTGGTCTGCTCGATGTAGCGAGTATTCTCATACTTGCCAATCTCGCCATGCATAATCGTCTGAAAGCCTTCCGGCGTATACTGGCGAAGTGTTTCCAGTTCGTTCTTAAAGGTTCGCAGCGTCGTCGGCCAGGCAATCGCCATGTAATCATCAGCCATATATGGAGGAATATTGCGCTCCTTCATAATATCGACAATCGCCTTGGCATGATCCGCGTTGAACGCTACATTGTTGGTACCAGTCGCAGTACCATTACTGTAAACCGTTACCGCCGCCGTATCAGTACCGGCAGTAGGAATAACCCGCAGCAGCGCCGAATTGAACGCCGCAGCCGCAGCATTATCAAAATACTTCTTGGCGTCGTTTTTCAGCGACTTGTTGATACGCTCCTTAACCGGAATTTCAGACAGGTTATCAAGCAGGCCGGAATAAGGAATGGAGTTACCCGCCTCACCGATCGTCATAGTACCCTGCGTAATAACAAAATTTGTTTCCGGCATGGTGCTGGTCTCAATAAGAGTCGTGCCCTGTGTCGCCACATCAGAAAACACGTCCCAGGTGAAGGTTTGGCCCTTGTTTTTACCAACAGCATCCTTCACGTCAGCAAACTGACGGAACTTGCACAGCGGCTGCACGACATCGCGCAGCTCTTTCGAAAGATTTTTGGATGACAGATAGCCACCCAGGGAGTTAGTAACCCATAATTGTCCAGCCATGATAATCCTCCTGGCGGGTAATTATCCCGCAAAGGTTTGTTAATAGTTATGTCGGCAAATGCCGACTCTTGCGCATGCTGGCAATAACATCCGCACGCGACTCCTCTTTTTCCTCAACCGGACCCGCATTGCGTGCCCCGGCTGCTACCACGATACTATCAAGCGCCGCCTTGCGGCTTTGACGCTCCTCACTGCCCGACAACTTCGCTTGCTCCTGTACGGCGGGAGCAAGCATACGCTTGGCCGTTGCAGCGGTCTGAGTCAGCGCCTCAAGGTAGCTGATTTCACCGCTCTGCACCTTTGCCTCATAATCCCTGACATAGATCAGATCCCCAATCTCACGTTCCCGTGAAATAATCTGGTTACCCTGATCATCGAACTCCGCCCGGAACTCCGGGTTATCCCGCACAAAGTTTTCCCAGACCTGCTCACCATCCATCTCCTGCCGGACCTGCTTGGCAATCTGCTGCGCATCGACGGCCGGGGTAGTGTTCTCACGCCCTTTGTTCGCCATCATCGCCTTAGCCAGCAGATTACTCGCCTCTTCAACATCACCCTCGGTAAACAACTCCAGTGCCCGCGCAATCGGCGCTTTCATCTGTGCCATAGCATCGTCACCAGCAGCCTGATCATCTCCCGCCGCTGTTTGTGATGGATTCCCTGACTGCAGCTTAACCTGCGCCTCCAACTGTTGAACCGCACGCTCTCTGGCATCCAGTTCACGCCCCTTTTCGCTCGCCTTACGCAAGCGCTCAGAAGCAACCTCATTTTTCTGATACCCAGCCACCACATCAGCAACAGAAAGCTCCTTTTCCTCACCGTCAACCTTGACGCGTACCCGAAACTGTGACGGATCATCCACCACCCGCACACTCGGCTCCGTAGTCACATTACCGGCACCGGCAATCTGCCGCTCTAGCTCCTCATCAGCCCGAGCCATAATCGCCGCCATGTTCTTTTCACGCAGCTGTATCTGCGGTGAACTGATAACCTGCTTTTCCACCTGCGACACGTCCTGCTGGATAGTGTCAAGACTCATAAATTCCCCTCCATCATGCGAATTTCCTTCTCGGCTTCCCAGCCGCTTGTAATCAAATCAGCCAGCCAGGCGGTAAAACTCTCCGCCCGATAAATATCATTCTGCAGCTTGACAATCTGTTGGTAATCACATGGATCAACCGTTTTCAGACCCGTCACCGCCTCAATAACTTCGCCGTCAGCCCGCTGCTGGAGATACTTCCCCAGGGGAGAAGCAAGAAACGCCTCAGTCTCAATCCCAAACCGGACCACCGTCATCATCTTGCCCACAATCTCTTCGGTCTCATTCATGCCGGCACCTGTTCACTATCATATTGAACAGCAGGCGCAACACCAGACTCAACACCATCCATCACGCCAGCACCGGCATTGGCCGGGAACATCGGAGACGTATTCTGCGGGATCTGTGCGCCCGCCGGAATCTGTTGCTGTTGAACATTGGCCGGATAAATCGGCGCCGCATCCTGATCAACAAACCCGGCAGACTTGGCAATCGCATCAGCGACCGGCGTAACCCCCGGCACCTGTACCGCCGTCTGCGCCGTATTCATCGCCGCATACAACGCCTCAACCCGCTGTACCATCGCCCGCACATCGTTCAGATCCTTCTCTGACTTCAGTTTATTAACCTGTGCCTCTACTACCTCCGGTGGATTCTTCGCCTGCAGCGCTTTTTGCAACTCTTCAACCTGCTGCATCAGCTTCATCTTCTCCGGATCTTCCTCCTGACCACGCTTCATCAGGAACCGGGCACCATCCTTGTAGCCGCACTTGCCGAAGATCTCCTTGGCAACCTCCATCTCCTGATCCGACAGCGGACGATGCAGTGCATCAGGCCCGATAATAGAAACCAGCGACGTCATCGCCTTCAAAAACTTCTCCAGCTGGAACATCGGATTAACCGCGCCCACTCCGACATTGCAGGTCAACAGCACATCCTGCCGGATCAACTCCGTAAACAGCTCATCACTCATCTGCTCGGGAGTCACACCCGCCTTGGCTGCCGCCATCTGCAACACCTTCGGATTCGTCTCCAGCGTCTGCTCCATCACAATCACCTGACGCAACACCGGCTCCACCCACGTCTCGGTAAACACCTTCAGGTCATACTCAGACACCTGGTTTGCATTGGCACTCAGCAGGTTCATACCGCCAACCGTCTCATTCAGCTTGCGGTTGCTAGCAACAGAAGATCCCGAAAACGCCCCCGCCAGATCATCAAAATCGAGATTCAGCCGGTCCTGCTCCTGATAGGCTGACGCCGTAGCATCATCAGTCGTAATAACCCGCACATCATTAACATCATCAGCCAGCGTAATAGATCCCGGCACGTTGCGCACCAGACTGGTCATATCAACATTACGCCCGCGCTTGATGATATAGCGCTTCTCATTGGCCAGACGCACCGCATGACGCCGCTCGTTGGCAACATCATTAATTTCAACCTGGACATCACGGGTCAAACTCGGCTTACTCGACTTATACGCCTTATGTGCCTCCAGGATCGTAAACCCGATCACCACCGGACGCCCCCACGGGTACCGATCAGTCACCAGTTCCGGCTCAGACAGTATCCGCTCTTTCCCCAAGGTAAAAAAGCGCACATCCATATCATCAACCTTGATCATATTTTCATGCACCCAGACGATCATATAATCAGTCTGGCCGCCGCCACCTTGCTCTTTCGGATCAATACCCCGATTCTCCCGCGTCATCCGGATAGTATCAGTCGTGTTCTTGCTCGCCGCGATAATGGCTGTTTCATCATACTTCCGCCACTCACCACTGCGCATCTTGGCCTTAACGTCAATCACATACATCGGCCATTCGATTATCAGATACGGTGACGAATCAACCGGATCACGCCAATCAGACGCCGGATCGAACTTGACATTCTCAATCGGCAGCAGACGAATCTCCGGGCGGTCCTTGTCTTTGAGCCAATCTTGATGAGAAGCCACCACGCCACACGTCTCCGCCTCCTGAAACGCCCCGATACAGGTAATGAACCACGGCAGGCCATGCGGTTTCGGCCTGGTCAAACGATACTGCATCAAACCCTTGATAAACTGGGCCCCCATGCGGTTCAACTCATCATCATCATTCTCCGGACGAATAGAAATAACATCCTCAGTCGAGAAGAACGCCGCAGAAGCGGTCGCCTCGTTCTTCCTGATCGTCGCCCGCGTTTTCGGCCGAAACAGCTTTGACTTCAGCGTAAACGAATCAGTAAAATACTTTGACCCCTCCGGGTGGACACTCTGAAACTGCCGCACATCCTGAATAATCCGATTACGGATAGCCGTATCGAAATAATTACTCGATGTCGTATGAGCCGTATTAGCCAGCTGCAGCCAGAAACGGTCACTCTCACTATCCACACCGTCCAGCGGCGCAGCAACCTCACCCTTTGGCAACATTGATAATCCTTCCCGCAAAATCACGCGGCAGTTCAGCAATCTCTTGATATCTCATCGCCCCGCGCGTCACATTGAAGCGCTCCAGAATCTCCCCACCATACATCATCGCCTTATGCTCCAGCTCCGAGACCGACGCCGGGCCATCCATAAATACCCGGCAACCCAGCTGGCCATCAAGAGAAACATTGATGATATCGATCATCCCCTTACGCCGGTCAGCCCGTATCAGCCAATCATACAACGGATAATGCTTCATCAGCACCGCCCCGACGATCTCACACAACTGCTGATCAAGCGGATCAGCAATCTCCATCGGCTCCAACTCCCGCGAAACATGCGGCACGAAATCAGGCATACCAAACATCAAACACTCCCCTTATACGGATCTTTCGGCTGTTCAAACGTTCTGCCGTTACTAAAGCGATAGGCCGGATCAGCCGCTTTCAACCGCTCTGGATCAACCGCATTCACCAGCCGATCCCACATCACCGAACTTGACCGTGTTTCTGTTCGTGGTTCTTCATTTGCCATCACGCCGCCTCCGGTACCAACATACCCTCATCAAACATAATCGGCTCGCTGTAATCCATATCGTACAACCGGCTTACCGCATCAATCAGGTCATCCGGCACGCCCTGTGTCGGAAAATTCAGATACTCATTCAAAAAACGCTGATTCAGCGAATACAAATTACCCTCATGGTCCCGCTGCTTCACCGGCACCAACACCCGGTACTGCTCACCTGACTCACGCATCATTCGCTGATTCTTCGTCTCACCATCAGCCACCGCAATCAGAAAAAACTTCCCCACCTTGAAATCAGGCACCAACCGCTGCACCCGATCCTCCTTGCTCTGCCCCGAATTCTGTGACCAATTCAGTTCCTTAATTTCGAAACTATCCCCATCATCCCGCATCTTCTCTTCAAAATGCTCAATATCGCTCTGCATGCCATACTTCTCGTATCCGACCCACACCAACTGCACCCCCGGACGATTCAACCACTTGCGCCGCATCCCCCGCAGCGCCTCCCACCGCTCCGCCAGGTTCATCTTATGACAGAAACCATCCAGCAGATACTTGTTCCGGGCACCATCCACGCCGATAACCGCAATCGCCGTATTATCGCTCGTTTTCTTCTTGCTGCTGGCCGGATCACCCATGATGTAGACATTCAACGTCGCCGGGCGCACATCAGTAAACTTCAACCACTCCTTGCGGAAGATACCGTTTACCGCCTTACGGATCTTCCAGTTACCCTCCAGCAGCCGCGACCGCTGCACCTCATCCAACGCCAGCAGGTTCGCCTCATAATCCGGATCAGCCTCCATCAACTTCTTGTTATCCGACAACAGCGCCGAGATAAACGTCACAGACTTCGGTTTAACCGTCGGGCCATACACATCAAGCAACTCTTGACGCGAATCAGACCAGATCAGCTTATCGTTGATACGAATAAACCAGCGGATCTTTCCGGACCGCTCAGGAATCGGCAACCCGGTCTCCTGATTAATCCACCACGCGATAAAAACCGCCACCCAACTATCCACATCAGGATTCGTTGACGCCCGCACATACGGACGAACGCCGCACATCGATCGGTTACGACTTAACATGTAAAAGAACTGAGTTTCAGTAAAGTGCGTGAGCTCATCAAAACAAATCAGCGGAACTTGAGACCCCTGCCAATTCAACACACTCGATTCATTCTCCAAATGGCTGAACTTAATAAATCCGCCCTTCGGAAAATCCCACAACATCGTGTGGCTGACCGGCTTCGCTCCTGCATGCGGGTAGAGCTTCATCGACTCATCCCACAAACCGCCGGGGTTTTTTACCTGAACCGCATTGCGCCTGAAAAAGACCGTAAAATACTCAGGGTTAGTAGAAACATGCCGGAGTGGCTCCAACAGCAGCGCCCAACTCTTACCCCCTCCAGCAGCCCCACCATAAATTGCAATATCAGCCGATGACGACAGGAACATCTCCTGCGGACCAGCCTGCGGTCTAATCTCTGTTATCTCGGCCATTGTCCGGAATATAGATCCTCACCACGTTCTCTGTTGCAATCGGCCCACCATCCTTACCCGTCAACTCCATTTTATCCTTATGCAGCCCCAGTATCTTCGCCAGTTCAACCGCCGATTGATGGCGCTGCGGTACCTTGAACATCACATGCGTAGTGCCAAACTTACTATCACGCTCAACATCAAACTCCAGGATAGACGCCGCCTCACTACTGATCGCCTCAATCGACTGAGGCTTGCCAAGTTCATCAAGATACTCACGCCGATCGATCTTCAACACCTTACCGTGATACTCCATCAGATCAGCAGCAGTAACCTCATAACGCCGGCGCAACTCATCACGTATCTGCCCGATTCTTTTGACAATCTTATCTTTTCTTAGCATTTTGCATGCTTGAACCGCAGCCGTCTCGTCACTTACTTCCGGATGAATCGCCTTATACGCCTTGGTGCCGTTGTTACGCAGCACATACTCCCAGCAAACACGCTCCTGATCAGGGCGCAGCACAATAGACTCGTACCCGAGCGCATCCGCCATCCCCGGCAGCGCAACTTGACCCGGCACAGAACCGGTATGTGAAGAAAGTCCATCCATAATCGACAGCTACCGCAACATAAAACATTTCTCAACAAAAAAATTCACTATCATATTGAACAGAAAAAAGGCCAGGTTTCCCCGGCCCTTCGGTTTATATGCTCACTACCGCCAACGAACAATTCACATGCCGCTTCTTCCTGCCGCGCATCTCCCCCTGGTGCAAACCCTTGTGGCGCTTATCGCAATATCGCCGCTTCAAAAAATTATTCTTCGTCTCCCCCTCCTTCTTAACCAGACCAGCATCACACCACAAACAACTCCGCTCATCATCAGCTACCCCTCCCACAGAGCACCCCCAGAAGATTAATTTTGTCCATCCCTCCACTCAGCCATCAAAGCCTCCCTCTCTGCCGCCGTCACGCCGTCGCTCATGCGCAAAAACCTCCCGAATCGTCTGTGCCTCATCATCGCTAAACAGCGCCATCACCTTCCGGAACGCCTCATCTGCCAACGTCTCGTTATAACTGGTCGTATCGGACAACGCCTTCCGGGTCAGATCCCCGCGCAGTTGCGGCCGTGGTGCCTGCCGTGCCAGATCAATCAACTCAGCCGGAACCGGCATAAACCGGCACGTCTCCGCCGCCCGCAGACACGCCCACTCCAGTTCCTCAATCAGCCACTTATCCAACGCCCGCAGATACAGCAGTTGCCGCTTCATTGGCCATTCGCAACCCACCGTTTCTGCCAAAGCCAGCAGCGCAGCCAGCAGTCTCTTTTCCCGATCCATATTTCCGTTCCTCCAGTAACCGCAACGCCTCTTGCGTCGCCGCAATATTCGCTTCACTGCGCTGTTCCGCCTTGGTTTTTTTCTCAACAACGCCTTTCGGTTTGCCTTTCAGGACTTCAAGCAGATACGCAAACGATTTACCGCCATGCAGTGCCATCTGCTCAAACACCGCTTCCAGTTTGTCTCTCGGATGCCGCAGGCACAACTCCTGAGCCTGATTGTTCAGCCCACCAGGCAGCAACTCCCCTGTCGCCTGGTGATATGCCAAGCGAAACTCAAAAATTGCCAAACGCTCCGTCATCGTCACCGCCGTTCCGTCTGGCGGTTGATCCAACTCCGTTGTTAACTCCACTACTGGTGACGATGATGTTTCTTCTTTTAGAGAAGGAGAAGGAGAAGGAGAAGGAGAAGGAGAAGGGGCATTGCTCACAGCAATGCTTGGAGCATCCTCGTAGCATTGCTCTTGCATCTGTTTTGGATAGCTACCTGTATTAATTGAACTATTATTTTTATTCCATCGAGCATTGCTTGCCTTTTTTGCTTTCTCTGAACGAGTTGGTGAGCCAATAACCCATGTTTGATGATCATCCCAATCATGAGGATAATAGCCGTTCTCTATCTCATCAATAAAACCGACTGATAATAACGACTGAAACAACAACCCCGGTTCACCAGTCCAACAGGCAATATCCTCAATTTCATCACCAGACCAACCAATTAATTCACCAGTTGGTAGGTACTGGGCAATATACCCCCACATACACACCAAATACTCCATTGGCGACTCACCAATTGCTCTTTTCAATCGTTTATACTTAAGGTGACGAGGCAGACCTATACTGATACGGATGTCACTGTTCATGCTTCAATCCCCCCCACAGTGGATCAAAAAAAACAAAACCTACCCAAAACAATACTTACAGCGAACAAACACCCGCAGCGTAGCCGGATCAACCAACACCAACTCAACCGGTTTCTTACCAGCCATATCCAACGCCAACGGACAAACCGGCCCAGCGTGAAGCACCTTGGCCTGACGGCCTTTACTGGCAGAAACATAATAGCGCCCTGTCATGCTACCCTCCGCAGTTCCGTCACCGGCCGACGATCCAGCGGACTATCAACCCGTGACGGCGTAATGAGATGAACATAAATCATCGTCGTTTCAATTTTACTATGCCCGAGAATCCGCTGCAGCCGTGGCAGCACAACATCCTGAGCCCCGTCAGCATCCTCCAGCCAATGAGTAGCAAAAGAATGGCGCAGAATATGTGGGTACACCCGCTTTGTAATACGAGCACGAGCCCCCGCCGCCTTGATCTGCTTCTGCACCGCAGTTTCATGCACAAACCAGCGCCGCTGCACGCCGCTATCCTTTTCCGTATAGCGACCAGCAGCCGGGAACACCCACTGCCAACACCAATCCCAGGGAGCATTCGGGGCCTTCTTCGCAAACGCCCCAGGCAGAGCCACACCACCCCAACCATCTGCAAGATCCTGCTCATGAATCCGCGCCACCCGTTGCAGATGCTGCTGCAACGGAGCAATCACCAAAGAGGGGAGGGGAACATACCGATCTTTATCCCCCTTGCCGGCACGGACAATGATAGTCTTACGATCAAAATCAACATCACCAACCCGCAACATGCAGCACTCCATCAGCCGCAGGCCGCAACCATACATCAAAGCGGCCATCAGCCAGAAGTCACCTTTAAGGTTATCAAGCACCCGCCATACCTCATCACGACTAAGGACAACAGGCAACCGGACCGGACGCTTTGAGCGAAGAAACGAAATATCACCAAGTTCGATTTTAAGCACCTTGCCATACAGATAGACCAGAGCGCACAAGGCTTGCTTCTGCGTACTGGCCGCGACACCGTTCTTCCCACCCACCAGATGCGTGAGAAATTGCCCTATTTCAACAACCCCCATATCAGCAGGATGCCTCAGTTTGTGGTGATGGATGAATTGCTTAATCCAATTAACGTAGGTATCAATAGTATTCGGGCTCAGTCTCTGGAGCCGCATGTTGTTGCGCACCTGGTCCAGCAGTCGGGGTTTATTCGGTTCAGTCTGCATAAGCGGCTCCTTTATGAGTTAAGTAGTTGAAAACGAATACTGCCGTTTCCGGTTATACCGACCGCATGGCGGTCGAATCAGATGTTATATTCTTCTCGATGATTCCGCTACTTCGACCAGCCATTGCCGCAGCGCATCCGGCGTATGTTCCCGCTCAAACTGTGTGCAACGCTTTGTACCTGGCACTTGCCCTGTAATCGACTTTGCAGCTCGACCGTACTTTTTCGGAATGACCGGCAACTTTTGCGGAGGGCAACCGCAGATGTAAATCTTTGTCGGCTTGTTCGCAACGTGTCCAAAAGCATACTGGTCAATCTCTACCGTGTAGCCGCCGAACTCGTCAGGGAACATACCCTCTTCTGGCAGGTTCGCTTCTTTCCAAAGCCGTGAACCAGAAGGATGCTCCAAGCAGCCACCGTTTGCCCGTACCTGCTCGACAGCCCACAAAGCAAGCTCGCGTTCGCCCTCTCTCGGTTTTGCCATGTGCGCCAGTATTCCCCACGCTCGACACGGTGGATGTGCAATTACCGGCATCCCGCCAGAGAATGAAAGAGCGTCACGGTCAAAATCGTAGCAGTCGCATTGCGGCATCTTTTTGTATTCTGAATCTGCTCTGACAAACAACACCGCTACCACATTGCTCCCCCAGAATATAACCAACGCATCGACCGGATGAAGAACCCGGTCATGCTTTAACCGTTAGATTACTCTGCCACTATTCCCTTTTGTGTCCACGGATGGCCTGTCGGACTACACCAGCAATGTTTTGACAACAGGTGTATATTTCGGCCTTGCAGGTCTGTCAGAACATCATTGAGAGTGCCTTGCAATTCCTGTGCATCACGCCGCCAGTTTATGGCATCCTCACATGCTGCATCGAGAGACACACGCCAGAACTCAGCCTTTGACAGTGCCGCCTTTTCGTCACATCGAATTTTATTGCTCAATAGCCGTTCGGTTATGAGTTCAGCTTTTAAAACCAACACCTCATCGTCGTGACGTTCAACTGCTGCATCCACTCCACTGATATTCATAGACCGCCTGAAAGCAATATCATCGCAAACAGCGCAATCACATGGTTGATCATGCTGGCTCAAAAACATATCATCTAGCGACATCCTTGATACCTTTTCGTGTTCTTCACAAAGCGTAATTTGTGTTGCAGGGACACAGGCACAAACATCACATGACCCATCCAGAACAGGCACCAGAGATTGAAGTGTTGCAATCTCAGACTGTGCCAGAGCATAACTTTCACCTCTGTCTATTGTCTGTATTTCCAAGTCCTTTATTTTTGCTGTTACCATCTGCGACAATTCATGCAGGCTGTGTTCATAATGCTCGATTTTAAGAGCGTCACAGAGAATCCCTTTGATACCGGCTTCGTTGACTGCCAGCGTGTGATGAAGGTTGAAGAATTTAAGGTATGCTTCTTTCAAAGCTGTTATTACCGCCGCCGCTTCTTGTAGCTCCTCGGTATCATCGCCGCTGTCTGCTATCCATTTATTCGCATGTTCCAGCATTTCACTCATAAAACCCCCTTTCGTAATCTAACCAACGCTGTCCACCAGCCCGAGAAACCGGCTGGTGACGCTCAAGCGTTATCTGTATAAAATCGCCTCTACCTGCTGCCGAGTTTCGGGGTGGAGTTGAATGGTGGTTTTGTTCTTGTCGTACCATTCCTTTGTTTCCCATTTGCCAGTGATAGCGCGACCTGCACCCATCCAATCGGCCACCATCTCCAGTACGTACCGGCGCGGCATTGGTAGTGGTTCGGTTGTGCCCCTATCCCACGTAATCAGCCAATACTGCCAATGGTGTTTATTTCGCTTTTGGTGGTGGTTCCAAGCGTAAGTGAAGTCCATCCCTTCTTTGTACTGCTTTGAGCCGTCAGGCGCATAGAAACAGCAGGCGTATGGCATCCACTCAGAAGGTTTGAACTTGCTGGCATCGTGAATAATCACCCGCCAGAAGAGTGCAAGCGGAGCGTTCTTGATCCGCAGTCCAGCAACATAGACAAACCACTTATGGCGTAACAGGTATTTCAAATAATTCAGATGTCGCATGATTCCTCCGTAAAGTTGAAATTCTCAGATAACCACGCCTGGAAGCGGACTCCACTACGTTCCGCCGTTCAGGCAGAGGCCGTTATCTGTATAAAATCGCCTCTACCTGCTGCCGAGTTTCGGGGTGGAGTTGAATGGTGGTTTTGTTCTTGTCGTACCATTCCTTTGTTTCCCATTTGCCAGTGATAGCGCGACCTGCACCCATCCAATCGGCCACCATCTCCAGTACGTACCGGCGCGGCATTGGTAGTGGTTCGGTTGTGCCCCTATCCCACGTAATCAGCCAATACTGCCAATGGTGTTTATTTCGCTTTTGGTGGTGGTTCCAAGCGTAAGTGAAGTCCATCCCTTCTTTGTACTGCTTTGAGCCGTCAGGCGCATAGAAACAGCAGGCGTATGGCATCCACTCAGAAGGTTTGAACTTGCTGGCATCGTGAATAATCACCCGCCAGAAGAGTGCAAGCGGAGCGTTCTTGATCCGCAGTCCAGCAACATAGACAAACCACTTATGGCGTAACAGGTATTTCAAATAATTCAGATGTCGCATGATTCCTCCGTAAAGTTGAAATTCTCAGATAACCACGCCTGGAAGCGGACTCCACTACGTTCCGCCGTTCAGGCAGAGGCCGTTATGCCAACAACCTCATGTTCCAACATCTCCGAGCTTCGGCTTCGTTTATCGGAGCTTCTGTATCTGTGCCAGGGGTGATATTCCACATAGCCCCAGCCGCACCGCAAAACATGCACTGCATGTATGCCAGATTTGCCACTTCAACCCTGATATACTGGAGTTGATCACTTTTACCGCAGAATGGGCAGGGCTTCAAATCGACCGGCGACGTCATGCGCTCACCCATACTACCGACTTGCCGCCGTTCACCCATCCCTCCTGATAATCGGTTTCGCCAGCCACCGCCAATGTTGCCACCCGCTCAACGTCCGACCAGTTCATGTTATTCGCGGCCCAATCCTCAACTTCGTAGTGATCCGCGGCAAAAAGTGGCATCGTGTCTTCATCCAGCGATTTCTGCACATCGCCACCAAATTCAGAGGCGTAGTATTCTGCTCTGTTCTGAGCAATCACCGATACCGGAACATCCCATTTGCTGCCGTCAGGCATGTTTACTCGTAAAACTTTCATGATTTTCCCTTTCATGGCACCATAGACGGGCATAACCCGCCTATCGACCGGAACATAAAGCCGTCCGGTCATCGGCTAACCGTTATCCTTCGTCGCATCCTTCGCCAGCCCACCAACCCGCGTCAGTATCCCATCGAACATGGTCGCAGGCGGCCTCACATACATCATTAGTCGGAATGTGGTCGTCACAAATTTTGCAGTAAATCGTGTCCGATTCGCAGCCCCATGATTCCAAACCCCAAAGCCATTTTGGGTTGATGGTCTGTAGTCGGCTTCCCATGCCCTCGCCGGGGTTGACATTTGGAGAGAATCGTTTTGCCAGCCAGAAATCATTTACCCGCCCGCCCTCTAAATATACGGAGTTGCCATCAATGCCGTAGTTTCCGCAGCTGTTAAAATATAGTGTGCCGTCAGCTTTGCAAAATTCTACGTCGAAGATACTACTGTCATCGGTAACGACCGAAAAGGGCCGGTTATTCTCAAATACTATTGCTATGATTTTACGGTCCTTTTCCATAAGTTCCTCCATAGATAACCAGCTTTTTCGACACAGGCGGCGATAAAGCCGCCGCTGGTCAAAGCTGATCGTTATACATCTCTGGTCACGGTCTCACAGAGTTCACGTATTCCATGATCTCGTCAGCACACTGATAAATAGTTGTGTCGTCATGCGGATTACAGGTTGCGAGAATATACGGGCAGACCGTGTCACAGAGTTGAGCCAGCCGCCCAAGTGATTCAGCATACTGTTTTTCCAGTGCCCTCCATTCTTCCCGCTCTGTGCGTTGCGCTACGTCCATCCGTTCAATGCCGTTTTGCAGGTCAACCACCATAAAGCGGAGGGTATCGGCTTCGAGTTTTTCCAGCACTTCCCAATCCGCAGAAGGTGGTATCGTGTCAAAGGTTTTCCCGCATTTGGTGCATTCCTTCACCCTTACCAGTTCATGATTGCAATTTTCCACGATGTTCTCCTTGTTGTTGCATTCGTTCGATGTATAACCAGCCCCACGACCTTGACCGCCAGAAAGACGGCGGCAGGTCAGGGGCCAGCCGTTAAACCGACTCTGCCGACGGTGGCAGTAATTCGGGATTTTCAAAAACATTACCGAGAACCTCGCGACAGGATACATCTGAGTGGAACAAATTTTGATTGCGGATCAGGTGCAGCCCCTCAGCCCAGAAACTCCCGCCAGAGAATACGACTCGTGCTGTGAAATACTGACCGCTGTCAAAAATACGGACAACATCACCGTCGTAAATTTCTAAACCGTTTTTGTCGAACAGGCCGCTGGACAGCATCAATTCTTTGTCTCCAAAATGATGCATAAATGACGGCATAGTTTCCAGATCGTTGTCGCCCTGAAACGCCATGTACTGCTGTTTTTCGTCCCATGCTCTAAATTGATATTCCATGTGGTTTCCTTTCGCTGGTTTAACAATCGCTACCAGCGTATTCACGCTGAAGCGATGCCCCGTTAAATGGACTCTGGTTCTTTCGGTAATGGTTTCTCGTCACCACACATTTTGCAACGCAACCGCGCAAATTCAGGCGGGTAGGTTTTTGTTTTCTCGTACTCGTGGCTGCCTGTGTTCAGGCAGTCGGCGGCATGGGCGGAATAACTGAAATGGATTGCAGTGGTGAAAATAAACGCCTTTTCGCATTCTCTGCATTCGGTTTCATGATACATATCTTCCTCATACCCAAATCCGTCATCATGGCAAACCTCGTTGTCAGCCCCGCAGTATGGGCATTGCAGATCATTTTTCATTAACCCCTCCATGCTCGATAATTTGCAGTACAGCCCCGCAAACTGCCTGTGTAATTGTTGGAGCCTCGAACGTGAACCACTCCGCACCGTCGCGGAATACTGTCAGGCCCCAGCCATCAGGGGAGATTTTAGACTCCAATCCCACACCAAACCCCCGCTCAGGGAATACAGCCAGCAACTCAACCGATCTACGCTCCGACGTTTCCCACGGAATAGACAGCCCGCCGAGTCCGTGCATGGCGCAGTTGCCCCAATATCTGGTTGGTATAACTTTCTGACCATCCATATATGGCTCAAACCCGTGTATGCAGGTACACGGCCTGCCCATCCACTGAGATATTTTGTCGTTGTTGTTCAAAATTGTTCCCCTTTCGGCGGGTTGCATGGCGAGCAGGTACACCCCGCCAGAATGTCATTATCTTTTTTGCGCCACCAAGCCCACCCGGTCATGACGTAGGGGCATGGGCCTTTGCTCCACCCGTTCACCCCATCCCGGCGTTTAGGTTGTCCGTCTCTCCGTTTCAAAATTGCCTCCCTTCGCTCATTTAACCACTGGCACGACCCGACCGCAAAAGACGCAGACGGTTCAGCCAGAGCCCGTTAGCCACATATTCCGCCCGGTTCTCCTTCTGCTCGTTCGTCATCGGCATACACCCTCCTAATGTTTATACCCAAACGTAACCGTCATCGTAATAGCCAATGCCGACAACCAATAACAGACATCAACCCATTTCCGTTCACAAGCCCAGCGCAGGATATTCATCAAATACAGCGACATGATCACATACGAGAAAATACGAGGATCTTTCAGCAACGTCAAAATCACAACTCATACCCCCGCTGACGGTTCTTCTCCTGCACCCGCAGCAACACATCCAGCGGATGAATCCCGAATTGCCGCTCAACAATATCAAGCGCCGTTTTTGCCGAAGTCAACAGATCCGCCAACTCCTCCGCCACTCGCTCAATCGGCTCGTTTTCAAAAGCAAGATCAACTTCCATAAGCTCGCTCCGGATATGAGCAATCTGGGCAACTAAGCCGTTCTGTTGCGAAAACTTTAGTTTCGGAAAGGGGAGGGTGTCTATCATGCCGGCACCTGTTCACTGAGCGGAGTCGAAGTGAGACTAAACGGCAAAACATCACACTGGAAACCAGATGCCCCCTTATGCCCCCCCCCCGCCACGAGCCTTACAAATGGCCGATACATCAACCTCCGGCTTTTCGGCATACAGCGAAATCTTCCATTTATCCCGGTACCAGCAGAACGAAAGCATAGCGTCGTGCTTCTCCGGGTCGTAACCGGAATCAAACACTGTCGAATTTGTCAGCCCCTTATTGACCGCCAGCACTCGCAAACCATCTAACTCCGTTTCAAAACCGCACGACCGGAGATAACTCTCATTATCTTTCTTTTGCGCCGCCAACAGCAACCCACCGGCCCGGGTGATCTCTTCAACCAGATCATCATCAATAAACAAACGGCTCCAGAACTCGCTATTATTCGGATCAGTATCAAACTGCCAGACGCCTTTCTGAAACTCCATTGCGCCAGGGTGATTCATCCAGTCCCATACGTCATAGCGTCCGAGCAGAAACACCGCCCGCGGCAGAACAGAGTCAACAAGGCACTCCCACACCAGTTCGCAACCAGCCTTACCGATAACCTGCATGCCATTGAACGGCACGTCGGCCAGATCTCGCTCTTCGATAGCGCTCTTGTGGTGGTCGATCCACACCAATGCGCCACACGCCTCTTTTAGCCGGATCATGTCACTGAATGGTTGCAGTGAGAAATCCACCATATACACCAGCTCGTCAGACAGGATCGTCTCCCACGGAAACGGCTGGCCGTAGTTGATACCTATCAGCTCGCATTCAGGGTGAACTTCTTTGACTATTGCGCCGGAACACCGCCCATCTTGATCAGCACTGTGGTAAAAACATTTCATTGAGTAACCTCCGTAAAATAAGTTCCGGTCTTTCCCGGCTGTCAGGAGCCTTGCTGTTGAACTCCGGTCCTGCAATATACGGCGGTCAGGAGTGGCGGCAAGTGTGTGAATCACGGGACTCCGCCACAAGCTACCCCGATAAACTATGCCTTTCCTGCCGTGCTCAAATCACGGTTGAACCGCCTGGGGGGTTCCCTAATCCTCCACCCGATCACCACACCAGATAATCACACCCTCGTCACTACCGCCCAGATCCACATCCTCGACCTCAGCCAACCACTCACCGCAATCGATAATCACCGGAGTTTCACCAGACACATCCTGGCTATCCTTCATCTCCTCCAGCCGTCTGATAAGTTCGTCAACAGTAATCACACTCAACCTCCCGAATAATCGCACTAGGAAACCCGCCGCCAAACCCCTCAACCCGTAACCGCTCATCAACCCGAGCGGCAATCCCGGCCATAAACTCCAAATCCTGCTGCTGCCACTCCCGAATGCGGTTAATAAATCCTGCCGGCATTGCCCGGCGCCCGGTCTCATACCCCTGATACGTCCCCTTCGGGATATGTAACAGCGCCGCCATCTCCCCCAGACTGAACTCCATCTCCAACCGCAACGCCTTTAACTCCGCATACGCTTCCACGCGAAAAAACCTCCAAACCGTATGCGCCTAAGCGCACAATCTCGTCTCCCAATCCGGCTCAAACTCCAGACACTCATGCACCGTACCCGCAACAAACGCCTCAAGCTCCAACCGGGCACACTCCCCAATACCACTGCACCGCTGCACCACACAACGCTCGCACTGGCTATACGCCTTATAATTACGCCGTTTGCGCTTCACTGCAGCCATCGCTTCGCCTCTTACCCTGCTCCAACAAAAAATACTTCTGCAACGTCCGGTCGCAACACTTATGCCCCGCCTGCGTCAACTGCCGCGCAATCGCCTCAAACGTCACCGAAACCGCCCGACACAACGCAATACAGCCATAAAATCGCAGCACAATAGCAATAGTAGCCGCTCCGGACACCATCCCGCTATCCAGCGCCTCCGGAGTCAACGCCACAACCGGCGCTCCAAACGACTCCCACCACTTCCCACACAAGCGGCAACTAAACCCACTAATCATCACGCCCCCAGAACAATCCAGACGAGACAACTGCGATGATTGCGATAAACCCTCCACCCGGATCACCGCCGGACCAGACGCCCCACACTTTGGGCACTCCATCAACGTTTCACCAAAAACGCCCGATCAGGACCAAGCGAGCGATTAACCGCCTCCATCATCTCCGTAACCGTCGGTTGCGGCACAACATCATGATTCTCATACCAACCAGCAACACCCATAGCCGCCACCAACAACAGAAACACCACAACGCCATGTAACTTCTCACGCTTACTCATGTCCGCCTCCCGTCGACAACAACTGACTCTAAAATCTGCTTTAACCCGTCAACCTCCGCAGCATCCATCCCCGAATCAGACTCCGCCAAATGGTGCAACGCCAACACAACAAACAACAATCGCGAATCATCGTTCATCGCGCACTCCGGGCAGCCTTACGCTTCAAAATGCGCCGCTCCGCCTCATCCGCCGCCGCACACGACAGCGAATAAGGGAGTGCCCCGCGCACCGGCTCAACAACAGTCGCCGGACGCATAAACTCCGCCATCACCTCACGAACCAGCGTCTTAATTTCATGCTTATCCTGTTCAGTCATCCCCGTACCCTCACAAAACGTCGCTGCAACCCCTGATACACCCGCGCCAGCCGCATATGCTTGCAATCCTCCGCCGGATACAACAACATCCCGCTCCGCACCTCAAAATCACGGCAACCACACCCCGCAGCGCACTCATCCAGATCAACCAGATACAGCACCCCGCGCCGACCGCTTGAGGTAACGTGATACCGGCCACGCTCGCCCGTCACCGGATACACCCCGAAATCAACCGCCGCCCGCGCACTCATAACAACTCAACCCCGCCGCCACGATTAAAACAGAACCGCACCTCTTTACCCGGATCACTCAACGCCGAGCGGATAGCACCCAGAATTGCAATAATCTCTTTGTCATGCACCGCCATATTCATCTGCATGGCCAGCCACTCCAGCGGCAGACGGCTCTTACTCTCCCGCATCAATGCCGGAATCAGATCCGGCGGGAAATGACGCGGATCTGAAGGATTAAACATCCGCACAAACGCGCAATAATCAATCCCCAACCGCGCCGCCATATCCTTCGCGCAGACACCGGAGCCCTTCCAACAGAGATCCAGCGCCTCAGTCAGCGTCGTAATAGAAGCAACCGCAATAGAATCAGGCACGGCTCACCCCCGTCTTGGTAATCTCCACAACCCGCTTACCCACCAAGGCATCACACTCCCGCAACGCCTTCATCGCCTGGCTCATATCGCCCGTATTGCGATAAAAGCAATCCAGCGCATCCTGAACCCGCTCCCGCAGCAGATCGATCAGCTGCAGTTCAGTGGTTTTGATATACGACTTCTTGGCAAACACCTTCTGCCGGCCAACACTGGCTTTACGGTTCGCCTGTTCGATCATTGATTGGAGTCCTGTTCCCATATCGCTCTCTCCCGCACTGGTAGTTTTCAGCATTTTGCGAACAATAAAAAAAGCTGGTAGTCTGTTCAATAAGATGATGAACAGCTACGCAGCTTTCTTGATCCTGGTTGCTTCTTTAATAAGCACGCTGCGAGTGAAAACACCGAGGGTTGAGCCTATTTTAGTAGCCGCTCGGCGTATTTCTTCTTTCTGGTCAGACGACATGGCAACCGTAAGCGTGGTATCGTAAATCACTGGACCTCTGGACATTTGCATCACCTCTTTCTCTGTGCTATAAGCATGTTATCTATATTCTGTATACCAGAGGAATATGCAAATGTCCACAGAAAAATATGCGTTCGTACAAAATATTTTCGAGACACTTATCTCATATTGGCAAGTCAAGGGATACAACGGGCTTGCTGCGCATATCGGTGTGCCGTACCAGACGCTTATGGCGTGGAAAAAAAGGAGAAGTATCGGAGACTATGCCCCGTTTATGGACAAAGGCATATCAAAGGCATGGCTTGAAACAGGGGAGGGGGAGATGCTGGTTAATGTCGAGGCGTACCCTCACGGCACTAACAAGTATAAACAGCACGTAGGATCGATCCAGCAAAACCATGTTTCAGAATCTAGCGAAGAGCTTTATTCAGAAGAATACCGGGAAATGCTTAAAGCAAGAATACAGGAATTATCACCGATTAAAGCCGCAGCTATCAGCTATATTAAATCCATGGAGGATAAAGATGTAGCGGAGATAATGAAATATCTAATCCCTCACGAGAAACCGCAGCCATCTCCGGACGAACTGCGCATGGAAAGCCTACCGGCCGAGGTGAAAGCGGTAATTCGTGAGACTATAGAGGCAAAAATCAGAGAAAGCGAAGCAGCTTCTTCAGGTGACTTAAGCGCTCCGATTCTGAAGCCAATCGGCTCTTAATTAAATCAAGCAGTGATTTGGAATCATACGGTTTGGTAATAAAGCGGTCGCAACCGACCTTAAAGCCTTTCATAATTGCCGATTCATCAATATTGCCGGTCAGGAAGAAAATAGGGGTATGTATGGTGGCGGCACGCGCTCGTAACATCTTGCACGTATCGAAGCCGTTGAGCACCGGCATTTCGATATCAAGCAGAATCAGGTCCGGACGGACAAATCGCGCACAATGACAGCCTGATTTACCGTTACCCGACAAATACACTTGATACCCTGCCTCTGACAACAAAGTGTTAAGATGGTATTGAACTGCGAAATCGTCTTCAATTACTAATATTTTCTTGTTCTTCTGCATACAACCTCCAGTAAGTGGGGTACCCGAAGGGAAAGCATAGAACATAAAAAACCGATTACGTGTGATCATCATTACATATGTCATTACATTATTAACAAGAGTAGTTAAAACGGACTGCGGCAGGATTTATTTCAGTATCAAAGGTTCTTTGTCGATCAACCAACGGACGCAATCAGATAATGATTTTTGATTAAGATCGGCAAGCGCTTTGAGTTTTTCCTTTTCCAGCGGAGTCAGTCTAAGTTGCACCAGTTCGGTTTTCAACTTAGCGGCCATACAGGGTTTATACAGTATGGAATGAGTATTTAAAAGGGGAAAAGTAAAAGCGTGAAAGCGTAATAAGAGACGACAATGGATAAAATCAAGTTCACCATACAAATGTTTCTTTTTCTGCTCTTCACCGCCTTTGCCGGATCACTCCTGGGCGCGATATGGTGGATGGGCGGGATCTTCTTTACGTTCTCATATAAGTACATTCAACACGGCTTCAACATTAAGGCCGTAACAACACTTTTCACCTACTATCTTGAACGGCCCGAAGCAGCACAATATATAATAGATTGTTGCATCGGCGGATTTGTCGTTATGCAACTCTTTACACTCTTTGCCGTGCAAATAGCCTGGATGGGCGGCAACCCATTTTACGTATTCACCCGTGCCTTTAACCGTGGCGACAAAATACCGGGGCTGGAATGACCTATATACTATTAATCGTTAGCGTGCTATTCGCCACCACCGCCCACACCGGCCATCTTCACAAAGAGTCGGAATACCGTGACGCCTGGTGTACCAAAGGGCGCACCGAAGTAACCCTGCACGACGGCAGCCGCGTTGATTGTCTAACCGAAAACTACGCCGTAGAATTCGACTTTGCCCCAAAAGCAAACGAAGCGCTTGGGCAATCAATCCACTATGCCCGGATCACCGGCACCGAACCAGCCATAGTATTGATCATCGAAACAGAAAAAGACTGGCGCCACTACAAACGCATCCGCCGCACCGCCAACAAACGCGGCGTCAAACTCTGGCACATGACCCTTGAGCAGCTTGAACAACTCCAAAAGGTGAACTAATGCTCCGTTACAAACGACTCCTGCAGAGAGAACTGGAACCATCACCCGGCACCTCGCTACAAAAAACCCTCCGGGATCTGGCCAAGGAACTCTCCATGCCGGTACCCAGCTTACACAACTACGTCAACTATGACGTTCTCCCCCGGATCGACAACATACAGAAAATGGCCGAGCACTTTGGCGAATCGGTCTCCAGCATGTTTTCAGACGATGACGACATCACCGCCCAACTAGTAGCCCAGGTACGCACACAAGACTCCGCCACAAAAAAGAAACTCCTGGAGGATCTGGAACAATGTCAGTAACTCCCCACCCCACAAAAGGACCGGGCCACTGGTATGTTGATATCGGATACGGCAAAAACCGGATCAGAATACCCTTTGCCGGTACCCACGAAGCCGCCAAAGATTATGAACGCTCCAAACGCCGCAGTCGAGGACTCGCCACCATCGACACAGATCCACGCCTGCGCGAAATATCAGCCGACTATCTCCGCACCTATAAACTGGACCATCTCCCGGAAGGATACAGCCGCCAAAAACGCAGCGTCGCCATTATCGAAAACTACTTCGGCGCCTTCAATATGAGCAGCATCACCACCACCCTGATCGAACAGTATAAATACAAACGCATGGAAACCGTCAAACCGGTCACCATCAACAAAGAACTCTGTGCCCTCTCCGGCATATTCAAATGGGCCAAAGACGAAAACCGCATTGACCTCATCCCGAGAATAAAAAAGTTTCCACCGAAATTGACAGCATCGCCAATAGCTGATATACCACTACGCGCAAACATCATCGAACTGCTGCCGCACATCCCGGAAAAGATCCGTGGCCTGTTCAAACTAATGTTCTTCTACGGGCTCAGATCCGGAGAAGCACGCAACCTGCGAATTGAAAACATCAACCTGGACGCCAAAACATTTTGGGTAAAAGGGAAGGGAGGGAAATTGAGAAGCCTGCCGATCATGGATGACGAAACCTTTATAGAACTTGAACAACGCTGCAAAAACAACACAGACGGATGGCTCTGGTACTCTCCCCGCACCAAAGGCCCATACAAAGACATCCGCGCCAGCCTCAAACAAGCAGCCCTAAAAGCAGGCATCCCGACAAATATGTACCCGCACCTGTTGCGCCACGGCTGCGCCACAGAACTCGTCGGCCTCACCGACCTACGCACCGCCCAGGCGATATTAGGACACAGCACCATAGTAACAACAGAGAAATACTTACACGTCCGAGAACACCGCATGACAGAAGCCCTAGCCGGCCACAACAACGGAGTCGTTGACAGGATATGACAATTTTTACCCCCGCAAACCCGCTGCCCGAATGGCGGAACTGGTAGACGCAAGGGACTTAAAATCCCTCGGAAGAAATTCTGTGCCGGTTCGATTCCGGCTTCGGGCACCAACATTTAGTCCAATACAATCCAGTAAGTATCTAAGCCCCTTGAAAATAGGGGCTTTTTTTATATCTATTGTCTTTTATAGTCCTTTGCTGTACGTTTACATCCAGTGGTTTTAGGTACCTAAAAAGCGGTAAAAGGTACCTTACTAAAAATGGAAGTACCCAAAACGGAGGAAAAGGCCATGCCGAAAAGGATTACACCACTTACTGACATTCAAGTAAAGAATGCGAAACCGCAGGAAAAAGAAATTACTCTTTTCGACGGCGGCGGGCTGTATGTGAAGATTACCCCTTCGGGCGGGAAGTTGTGGCACCTCAAATATCGGTACCGTGGCAAAGATAAAAAACTATGCCTTGGGGCCTACCCTGCCATATCTCTTTATGATGCCAGACAGCGCCGGGAAGATGCAAAGAAGTTGCTGGCAAATGATGTTGACCCAAGTGAAGCGAAGAAGGCCCAAAAATCGGCGCAAGGAGAGCAGGACGCAAACACCTTTGAAGTAATAGCCCGTGAATGGCATAGCAAATATTCACATACATGGGTTGCGAGTCACGCGCAGCATAAACTTGAACGTCTGGAAAAGAATGTTTTCCCTTGGATAGGTAAACGACCGATTAAGGAGTTGACGGCACCTGACGTGCTGGTAGTGTTACGCCGGATGGAATCCCGGAATATCCTGGACACGGCACACAGAGTGCGCTTTGAGTGTGGGGCAATTTTCCGATACGCCATTGCCACCGGACGAGCCGACCGTGACCCTGTAGCAGACCTCAAAGGCGCATTGCCACCAGTAAAGAACGGCCACCATGCCGCACCGACTGACCCGAAAGAACTTGCACCACTATTACGGGCTATCGACGGATTTGAAGGCTCATTCGTCGTCAAGTGCGCTTTGCAGCTCACACCGATGTTATTTGTCCGACCGGGAGAACTCCGCCATGCCGAATGGTCAGAGTTTGATTTTGAAACGGCTGAATGGAACATCCCCGCAGGGCGCATGAAAATGAAGATCGCTCACCTTGTGCCGCTGAGTGAGCAGGCTATTGCCATACTCAACGAACTCCGTCCGCTCACCGGCCATAGCAAATATGTATTCCCTTCTCACAGATCGCCGTTACGGTGCATGAGTGACAATGCTTTAAACGCTGCCATGAGGCGTATGGGATTTGATAAGGATGAAGTGACAGCTCACGGTTTCAGAGCCACTGCGCGAACGATACTTGATGAAGTGTTACAGGTTCGACCGGATTTTATCGAGCATCAACTTGCACACGCAGTTAAAGATCCGAACGGCAGGGCATATAATCGGACGGCGCACCTTGCCGAACGTAAAAAAATGATGCAGGTCTGGGCTGATTATCTGGACGGATTGAAGCATGTCACAAAGGTATTGCCATTCAAAAAGGCGGCATAATTAACCTTGTCTTATCCAATGTACATAGACTATCTCTTTTTGGTCACAATATATAGTGCCTATTTCCGAGACAACTTCAACCTGTAGTGGGTGGGGTTGACCTAACATGGACAACCTGATATAATGCCACCCATGAATAAAGATTACACACATTGGATGGACATAGTAAAGCTGGCCGGGACAACCGCAAGTCCGTTGCACCTCCGGTTCAATAGGGGTATGCTCCGTAACGATGGCATTGCACCTACAGTAAAGAAGCAGATAACTTCAGTGGTACGCAACCTGTTACCATCTCCATTTGCGCGAGCATCTGACGAAATACAAGTAAAGCATCACCTTGAATCGTTCCGAGTTATTATCCATCACAATAAAGGTATTTTGTCGGGAGTGGAGCTAGAGCAGCCAACAGGCAACGGAAGCTACACCAAGAACCGAGTAACACCAGAACTCACAATGAATCGGAGGCCGAACGAGAGCTACAGGAATGTAGACTCGAACGGCATAGAGATACACCGAAGTAACATAAATTGCACATCAAATTAGAAAGGAGTCTGCTGTACCACATCGCCGTATTTGCAACCACAAACCGCTGAGAACACGCGGTTAAATTGTGGTTCCTCCGCAATAAACGGCACACAGCAGCTCAGGACTCAACCGGTATAACAACCGGGGACACCCTCCGAAAGCCCGCAGTGGACACTAAAAGCGCAGAAGTATTGCGTCCGCCGTGTCCGTTGCGGGTTTTTTTTATTCCTGTTCGGGCCTACGTCCACCCTTAATAATGTTTCAATGAAAGGTAAATAAACATGAATGCAATACAAAATAAAGAAAATCGTTTGTTGCGGGTAAAGCAGGTTTTGGAGTTGGTGCCAGTGTCTAAAAGTTCGTGGTGGGCAGGAGTAAAAAGCGGAAAGTATCCGGCTTCTGTGAAGTTGGGAGAACGTACCACCTGTTGGCGGCTGTCTGAAATTATGGCACTAATCGAAGCAGCGGGGGTGACTGCCTAATGGATGTCAGACAACCAGAAATACAGACAACTACCGACTTTGATTTAGGTGCAACATACATGGAGAGTACCGGCAGACAACCTGTTCCCTGTCGTCAGCCGGGGGATCACCTTATCTCGCTTGAACTTATAAACGATGATGTTACCCGTAACCTGATGATTGCCTACGCAAGCGGGAATTTAATGGTAAACGTCAAACGCTTTGCCGCTTGCAGAGCATGGATTTACCGACAGGCAAAGGCGGTGAAGTCATGAGAGCCGCACAGATGCAGCAGGCAATGGAGAATGACGGACTGCAACCGGCAGAGCAGATCATTGCTGACAGTGTATTCCGCAGGATAGACGATACAAACGGCAAGCCCGGAAACAAGCTGATAGGGTATGTCAACCATGTTAACGCAGGCTATTACTGCCATTGGTCGAAGATGCCGGTAGGCAGGACGTGGAGTATCAAGAATGAAACCGACTTCACGCCAGAAGAGAAGCGAGACTTTGCAGTCAAGATGCAACAGGCGCGGAAAGATCGGGAAGCAGCAGAGACACAACGCCGTAAAGAGTGCCGGGAACTGGTTTCTGTAATTTGGGGTGAGTCACAGCTTGCCACCGACAGTCACCCGTACTTGGTCAAGAAGGGTGTTCAGGCTCACGGCCTGAAACTCTACAACGGTCGCCTCGTTGTGCCGGTCTACGATACCGATAGTGTACTTCACGGTTTGCAATATCTCACTACAGATTTCAAATGGTTTGAAGATGGAACCGCCGTCAAGGGGAATTTTGCCCATATTGCCGGTGACAACGATAAGCCGATATATGTTTGTGAAGGTTGGGCGACAGGAGCAACGATTCACGAAACAACCGGGGCAACTGTTGTAATCGCTTTCGGTTGCGGGAATCTCCGGCCTGTGATGGAGGCAATCAGAACGAGAGTCGGGGCGGAAAAAAGCATCGTTGTCTGTGCTGATAATGACCGCTTAACAACTGGCAATCCGGGATTGACACACGCCACGGCAGCATCAACAGCAGTCAATGCAGGTCTTGCAATCCCTATCTTTCCCGGCGATATGGGAACGGACTTCAATGATATGACGGTTCTTTCAGGAATTCCGGCTGTCAAGAATGTTCTGGAAGCAGCATCGCGGTCACTTCCACCGGCTATTCTTGAATCGGCAATGGTACCGGCAGTTCAACAGTACCAACTCCGACCGTATCAAGAAAAGGCATTGTGCAATATCAAACAGGCCATTGCTACAGGCTTTCACAGCATTATGATTCAGTCACCTACCGGCAGCGGCAAAGGCGTAATGTTGTCGCACATCATTCACCTGTGCCATCAGAAGGGCAGCACCGTTTTGTTTCTGGTTCACAATATCGAAATTCTCTATCAGGTCAGTGACTACCTGAACAAATGGGGCATTGAACACGGAATCATCAAGGCAGGCGAAAAACATGAAGATCGTCACCCTGTGCAGCTTGCCAGTTTTCAGACATTGTATCGGCGTATCAAAAACCCGTTCATCAAGAAAGCTGATGTAGTAATCATTGACGAGGCACACCACGCAACCGCAACTACATTCATCAAGGTTATTGAAGAGTTTAGAAAGAAGGTCGTACTAGGTTTTTCCGCTACCCCTATGAGAAACAATGGTCTTGGTTTAGGCAATCTTTTTGACAAGATGATTCAGGTTGCCACCATCAGCGAACTTATTGCACTTGGCTACCTCGTACCTGTTCGCGTGTATGCCCCTGTTCGTCCCGACCTTGCAGGAGTGAAGGTAACGGCTGGGGATTACAACACACGCGACCTTGAAACAGCAATGAATAAGCCTACGATAGTTGGTGATGTTGTCGGCCACTATCAGCAGTTCGGGCAGAACCGGAAAGCAATCTGTTTTGCTACCGGGGTGAAACATTCCATTGCTCTCTGCCAGCAGTTCCATGCAGCGGGTATAACGGCGGCACATGTTGACGGGAAAACGCCAAAGGAAGAACGCGATTCGATTCTTTCCAGATTCAAGGCCGGTTCCATTCAGATCATTGTCAACTGCCAAGTGTTCACCGAAGGGGTTGATGTTCCGGACATTGGCTGTGTGATTCTGGCACGTCCTACTAAGTCTCTTGGCATGTACCTGCAAATGACAGGGCGCGGTATGCGTATCTTTCCCGGCAAGGAGGATTGCATCTTGCTTGACCATGCCGGGGCGGTACATGAGCATGGTTTCCCTGATGAGATAACAGAATGGGAATTGTCCACCACGACCAGAACAGTTAACAAAAAGAATGAGCAGCGCAAAAAAAAGGAATCCGAGCCGATAAGTTGCCCTGTCTGTGACTTGCTCTATACTGCGCAATTGCAGTGTCCCGGTTGCGGAAACATTCCTACCATCAAGCAGATCGGCAAGGACATAAAGTATATCGACGGTGAACTTGGGGAGATCGTCAGAAAATCATCCACCACGACCAAAAAGCCGAAAGTAAAAGAACCGACCAGTGAGGAAAAGGCGGCATGGTTCCGGCAGTTAAAGTTGTATTGCCAGCAGCAAGGACATAATACGGGCTGGATTTCCCATAAATTTCGGGAGAAGTTCGGAATATGGCCTAACAAATATGCGAGTCTGCCAGCGGCTACGGAAGTATCGCCGGAAGTAATGGGATATATCCGTTATTCAAATATAAGACGTGTCAAGTCACCGGCACAAATGGCGGCTTGATATGGCTAAAACACGCCAGCAACACAAAGAGAAGATGCCTCCGTTTGTTCCTATTCGTATGGACATGCTGGAATCTACTGCGTACCAGACATTACCGCCAAGTGCTGCAAAGTTACTTCCGTACTTCATCCGTACTTGTATCAGGGTTATAAGGGGTGCGCCTGATACATCAACAATATTCGGGTTTACATACACCGAGGCTGAAAAGTGCGGCTTTGCTGTCAACACCTTTACCAGAGCAGTTAAGGCACTTGTGCTGCATGGATTCATTGACCTTGTTGAAGCAGGAGGTTTGAGGGGAGCAGGTCATACTTGCAGTAAGTACAAACTCTCTAGCCAATGGGTTGGTTATGGCGGTTTGGATTGGGCGAAAGCAGCACACAAGGAGCAGCAGAGTGCAAAGAAATAGGCAGAGAAGATGGCAATATATATGAACTCCTCTCTTTTGGGGGGGTAGTGATGGCAAAAATTAGCCCCTACAACCTCCGATATGGGGGGGGTCTAGCAATTCAGTACCCCCAAAAGAGAGGTTGTAGGGGTGATTCAGTACCCCCAAAACGAGGGTTGACTCTAATTTTAAAATTGAATGTCCCTAATGTCAGAGGGGCCATTCATTCCCTCTTACTATCTTATTTCTTTACTAGAAAACATTAAGCTGTAATAGCTATGGGAGATTTTACCATGATTGAATCATCAAGCAGAATAACAACCTACCAGACAAAGAAGAACTCAAACGAGACAGTCAGACTGGAGTACGAGGTCTATATGGAAAGCCCGATTGTTTCCATACGCTCATATCGCGGCAATACCTTCACGGGGAAAGGCATCTCATTGCACCCTGCTCTTATGCTGGAATTGCTGCCAGAGATTGAGAAAGCGGTGCATGAGTTCAAGGCGGTGCTGATGACACAATGCGGTGAACAGGCGGCAGAAGAGACGGTCAGAATTGAACGCAAACAGCGACGGAAAGCCGCAAAGGCGGCGGCATGAGTACACGTTCTGTAATTGGAACCGTCCTCAAGACAAAGATGGGTGACAGTATGATCGTCGTCACAGAACAGTACAATCATTAAGAGATTACGGCATGTCAGGGGATGAAAAAAGGGGCGTGTGTCAATTCGGAACAGCCCGAAGTTGATGCACGACCCACTATATCAGGGCATATATTTATTACAGAGATTTCGTAACAAAGGGGCAACGAGATCACTTGAGTAACTTGTAGCTGTAGCGGCAGTGTCCGGGTTTTTAATTACCCGATAATGAAAAGCATTAGAATACATATTGAGATTTTGTGAGACCCACAAAGAGTCTGCACATCTTACGATTTGTTTTGATTCAGAAACCATTGGCCTTAAATTTTCGCTTGCAGTTATTAATTCGATTGTATAAATGCCTAAATCGGCGGCTAACTCAATTCTGTTCATATTTAGGCATGTAATACGATTTTTATTTTTGGCATAACACACTATTCCAGGGTAATTTTTCTCGTCAATTTTTGTAAAATCATTTGTACGCAACATTTCGGCGATTAAACCGTTTTTGTTTTTATTGAGCAACATCAGTAAGAACGATGAAATATCCGATGATATTTGCTTGTCATTTAACTTTGAAAAATTACTTTCGACAATATTTACTTGGTTCTTGTTCAGCTTAGATAATACGTTGTCATATCTAGTTTTGTTGACTTTGCTTGTTGATTTTTCCAGAGCATACCGGTAATAAGTCGCCGCCAGTATCTTAGCATTTGATGTATCAATGTTATCATCAAATAGCTTTGCAATATTATTAATTAATAAGTGATCTTCTTTCTGAATAATTTTAGAATAGTACTTAGTGGCTTTTTCTAAATCGATATATCCGGCTTTACCCGTTTGATAAAATACCGCAGCGCTCAAACTTGCTTTATCATGGTCAGAATCAGCAGCTTTTAAGAACCATTCTAACGCTTTAACATTATCTTTTTGCAAATACTCTCCATTTTCATACAAAGTTGCGATTGAATACTGAGATTCTGTATGTCCTTTGTCTGCTGCCATTTTCCAGTATTCATAAGCTTTTTTTATATTTTTATCGACACATTGCCCAAGGTCATACATCTTTCCAAGGGCGTATTGGGCCTGTGGTAAACTGCCTAATGCGGATTTTGAATACCAGTAAAAAGCCTGTTTGCAATCTTTCTTGACAAAATATCCGTTGTTGTAAAAAACGCCTAAGTTGAACTGCGCAAAAAAATCTCCTTGTTTTGCTGCCTCATTATACCATTTGAAAGCTTTTTCATAATTAACCTCGCAGCCATCACCATTAAAATATGCTTGAGCAACCCATATTTGAGCAAGAGACTCACCCATTCCAGCCGCTATTTCCATATCGTGAAGAGCCGCTTTCTTATCTCCTTTTTCATACAAATACATAGCAGCCTGCGATTTATTTAGTGCTGATTGCTGCAATTCGATTGAATTTGAACCCTGTTTTTTTAAATCGTAATCGTTGAAGATTGCGGCTACTGATCCTGCGTCCCCTCTTTCGTAAGCCTCGTTTAGCAAAACAATTATAGCTGTACCGCTTTTATATTCCCTCGTACTCTTGGCCCACTCAATGAACTTTGGGTCGTCGTTTGTAGTCATCCAGTTGGGCGCGAGCTTTGAAATATTAGCATGAAGTCGGCTCACACTTGTTTCGGCCTGATACGTTGATTGAGTTTGTTCTTCCGCAAATAAGTATTGAGGGCGGCACGTAAACAACACTCCAGCAAAAATAATTACCAACAATAGCCTAATCGTCATCCTTCGCCCCCATCACTTTTTGAAAGTCCTCTATCGACTCCTGCATCCGGCTTGCTCTGCTGTTCCCCGCTCCCGTCTCTCCCTGATACTCCATCCCCCTCTTTGCGTTGTTCAACACCCACATCCCCATCGGATTGAACGGCGGGTCGAGTGGGACCGGATTCAATCGCGGCTTCTTATTCCTTCGCTGCGGTTTGGGTGCCATTAAGTCAGTCTTTACGCATACCAAGTCTGGCCCCTGAATAAATATTGTATCTTTTTTTCTACCTGCCAT